TTATATTATAATATCAATACATTTTTCGTCGCTATCCCACTTTATTTCTTGAACTGAAAAACTTAAAAGTTCTCTTTTTAAGTCTATATCATTAGTGTTTAATGTATAACTAAACTGTTTAAGTCTTTCATATTTTTCTTCTGGAGATACAAATGTACTGTTTATATGTTCTTGTTGGATAAATAGTAATTCTTTTTTTAGGTCTTCATTTAACTTTGTTAATTCTTCTATTTTAGATAGAAGAGGAGCACTTGCAGTATTACTCAAAATAGAAATTTTATCTACTAAATTATTTATTTTAACCTTGTTTGTTTCGATTTTTTTCTCTATACATAAAATATTTTTATTAAAATTTTCTGTATCATTAGGACTACCTATAACTTTTTTGAATTCTTCAATATTTAATTGAATATATGAATTTAAAGCATTTTCAATTTCTTTATCCATTATAGTTTGCTTAACTTGTTTACAGGTACAATATTCTTTTCCATATGTTTTTCTACCAGTACATAAATAAACATATGTTATACTACCATCTTTATTTTTATGATTATAGCTTATAGTCATAGGGGAACCACATTTAGCACATTTTAATATACCAGTTAAATAGCTTACTTTTGAATTTTTAGGACGAGGTGCTACTTTAGTTTTTTCTTGGATACTTTGTACTTTTAGCCAGGTACTAGAGTCTATTATTCCTTCATGTCTACTTATAGAATAAAACATACCTTTATCATTCCAACGATGCTTACCATTTGTATATGGTCGTCTATTGTATGTTATCATTCCATTAGCCCCATTAGGTTCTCCAAACACTTTTCCAAAATTATTAAGATATTTAACAACATCTTTATCAGCTTTTACGTATACTGGAGAAGTTAAGATGTTTTTTATAGTGCTTAGAGACCATTTTATATTGTGTATAATATATAGTTGTTTTTGGACTTTATGCATGCTATTTGCCGATATGTACATATCAAATATTTCTTTTATTAGCTGTTTTTTATTTTCGTCAAGTTTTAGATAAGTTGCCTTTTTACCACCTTCTTCTATTCTTTGAGATATGAATCCAAAAGGTACATTACCACCAGTCCAGCGTCCAGCTTTGGCTAACTCTTTCATATTGTCTTTTACTCTTTGTCTAATATTTTCTCGTTCCATTTCAGCAAAACTTGCTAATATCATCATTATTAATTTACCGAGTGGTGTAGAAGGATCAAAACCTTCTGTTACACTTATTAATTTTATTCCTAATTTATTTAATTCATCATATACATTTACAAAATCAACTATATTTCTAGCTATTCTGTCTATTTTATAGCAAGCTACTACATCAAACATTTTTATTTTAGACATCATAAATTTAAATGCTGGTCTATTGGTGTTTCCACCACTAAAACCTTCATCCTCAAAAATTTCAAATTCAATATTGGTATTACGTCTTAAAAAATATTCTTTGCAGATTTCAATTTGATTTTTTATACTTTCTCCTTTATCTGTTGAAACAGACTTACGACTATATATTGCTATCTTCAATTCATCACCTACTTACTTATTTAATAACAAAACTTTTAAGTCAATTTGTATTGCATCTTTTATAAGTTCCCAAGCTTCATCTGGAATGTTGGAGTTATTTATAATTTTTTTATCTATTAAAGTTGTTACTACACTGTCAAGAGATGAATACTTTTCTCTTTTATTGAAATATTCGGTTAGACAATTTTCATCAAACCAATACTCTGAATTTGTATTAAAGAAATCAGCTAATTTTTTAGCTGTTTTTTTACTAGCTACACGTCTTCCACTTTCAATGTCACCTATTATACTTGTTGATACTCCTATTTTTTCAGCAAGTTGTTGTTGGGTTAAATTAACTTCTGTTCTTGATTCTTTAAGTCTTTTAGATATTATAGTCAAAACAATCACCATCCTTGACTATATTCTACGATATATTTTATCGCATTTCAAGATAATTAATTATATAAAATACAACGCATATCGCATTTTGCGATAAAATAAGTAATGAAGAGGGATTGAAAGGTAATTAATTTATTTGGTAAATTTTAATATAATTTAAGGCTTTGATAATATCGCGTTTTGCGATATTATTTAGGCATGGGAGGTGACAAGCATGAGCAAGCTAAGACAAGTAAGAGAGAGTAGAGGATTGAAGAGAGCATTTGTTGCGAAAAAATTAGCTATAACTCCAGACCATCTAAATTTATTAGAAAGAGGTAAGGCAGCACTAAATTTAAAGAAAATAGAAGTTCTTGCTACTATTTATAATATGTCCTTCGAGGAAACAGCAAGAGTAGCATTAGACACTATAAAGGAGAGTGGTTTTATTGGATAAGAAAAACGAGATATTAGAGTTGGAAGAAATTTTAAAGAAAAAACTAGAGCAATTAGGGGAAAAACATGAAGAAACAAAAAATTAAAGTAAAAATAATAAATAAAAGTGGAAGGAATTTAAATAAAGAGTTAACCCAATATATTGCCAAGCTATATATGGAAGGGAGAATAAAACTTTAAATGATACATCAACACAGTACAAGCTCCAGCTTAAATCCTGTTGGTTCTAAAGGTAAATAAAAAAGATAAGGAGTTGAATTTTAATGAACAAATTAATAAATGTAAAAAATAAAGATGGACAACTTGTAGTAACTAGCAGACAAATAGCAAGAGATTTTGAAAAAGAGCATGCGAAAGTAAATAGAGACATAGAAAATTTAATAGAGGGTATAGCCAAAAATGGCGACACCTATAATCACTTATTCATAGGAACTCAATATCAAAATGAGCAAAATAAACAATGGTATAAAGAATATCTTTTAACAAGAGATGGTTTTTCACTTTTAGTTATGGGATTTACTGGACCAAAGGCTTTACAGTGGAAATTAAAATACATTGAAGCATTCAACAAAATGGAGAAAGTATTAAAGACTAAGCAGTTAAGTCCAATGGAACAGTTAAAACTTCAATATGAAGTTATAGAAGAACATGAGGAAAAGTTAAGCAGTATAGAAACTAAAGTTAATAAATTAGAAAACAGTATGACTATAGACTATGCACAACAAGAAGAATTGAGCTCGTTGGCTAGAAAAATTGTAGTACAAGCTTTAGGTGGTAAAAATACTCCAGCTTATAAAGAATTAAATAAAAAAGCTTTTAGCACATTATGGAGAGATTTCAAAAGAATAATGCAAGTCAATAGTTACAAGAATACATCTGTAAAACAGTTTTATAGAGCAAAGGATTTGATAAATAATTGGAAGCCTAACAGGGAACTTGAACTTATGATTAAGGGTGCTAACTCACAAATGAGTTTTTAAAAGGAGAAATAGAAAATGAAGCATTTAAAAAGATTGTCACTTAGACAAAAGAAAGCATTAAGTAGTTTAGGACTGGATCCAAAGAATTATTTAAGACTTACACAAGATTGGGAGAGTTTTACTCCTGTAGATATAAGAACAATGAAAGTTCTAGCACCAGTTAGATATTAAAAAAGAGGGGTGATTACATGACACCTATAGGACAAGCAGTATTTGGGTTTTACAGTTTCATATCTGTTGCAGCTTTGATGGTACTAAATATAAAAAAGATAGCAAAGGAGGATGCAAAAGGTTGGGAGCTAGTAGCGTTGATTCCAGTTCTAATTTTTCTTGCAAATGTGATTTAGAGATAAGATATGATCGTTGGGGAAGGATGTACTATAATCCACAATTTCACTTTAATAATGGTAAGGCGTGGAGTAGAGAAGATTTACAGTATTTAATTAATTGGTATGACATTATAGGTCCAGAAGAAATGAGCTTTGCACTAGGTCGAACTATAAAAACAGTTCAAGCAAAAGCTTCACAATTAAGAAAAGAAGAGATTATGAAAAAGTCAGCTAATGAGGTAAGGCACAAAAGAATAAAAAAGAGCTGCGCCAACAGCTCAAAATTAAATGATTTTTAAATATTAGATACTTAGATTCTAAATGAAAATGGGGGAATTGTAAAGATGGGCAAAAACATATTTTTAAAGAAACTTGCTCTTAGAAATTTCAAAGGGATAAAAGATTTAAATATAGATTTTAGCAAAGTAACAAACATATATGGAGAAAACGCAACAGGAAAAACTACTATAGTAGATGCTTTTACATGGTTATTATTTGACAAGGATAGTCAAGACAGAGTTGCGGGGGATAAGGAGTCAAACTTTCAAATTAAGACATTAGATAAAAACGGACAAGTACTTCATGGATTAGAACATGAGGTAATAGGAGTTTTAAGTATAGACGGAAAAGATATAACACTTTCAAAAATATATAAAGAGAAGTGGACCAAAAGAAGAGGTGAAGCAGAAAAAACTCTTACTGGACATGAAACTTTATACAGTATAGATGAAGTTCCAGTAAAGAAAAAAGAGTACCAGGAAGCTATAAATAAAATGATAGACGAAGATCTATTTAAATTAATTACTAATCCTCTTTACTTTAGTACCAACATGAAGTGGCAGGATAGAAGAAATACCTTGTTAGAAGTAATTGATAGCGTAACAGATGAAAAAGTAGCTAACTCTAAAACACATTTAAAACCACTATTAAATATTTTAGAAGACAAGGATATAGATACATTAACAAAGAGTATTAAAGCACGTAAAAAAAGATTAAATGATGAAATTAAGGCTATTCCTATAAGAATAGATGAAGCTAATAATTCCATAAAAGAAGTTGATGTTGATGCATTAGAGTTTAGAAAGCGTGGAATAGTATCGGGGATTAAATCTCTGGAGGAACAATTGTTAGATAGCAGCAAGGTTAATGATGAAGTACTTAAAGAAAAAGATAAGTTATATTCTTTAAAATCTAAGTTAAGAGATATGGAATATCAATCAAGTGTAGAATCTGACAAGCCTAAAAGAGAGTTAGAAAAGAAACTTAATGTATTAAATATAGAAATAAATAGGTTAGAATATGGTCTTAAATCTATTAAAACAGATAAACAAAATACTGAAGGCGAAATAGAAAAATATACAAGATTATGTGATGAAGAGAGGAAAAAGTGGTTTGACGAAAATGATAAACCATTTGAATTTGATGAAAATAACCGTATATGTCCTACTTGTAAAAGACCATTTAGTGAAGAAGAAATAAAAACTAAAAGAGATGAATTAGAAAATAACTTTAATGCTAATAAAGCTGAAAATCTAAAAGAAATTCGTAAAAAAGGTACCAGCTATAAAACACTACTAGAAAAGTACCAGGAGAAGTTAAAATTAATTAATTCAAATATAGAAGCATCAAGCAAAAATTTAGAAAAACTTAAAGTTGAAGCACAAGATCTAAAAGAAGAAATTGATAACTTTAAATCAACAGATACTCTAGAAAACAATAAAGACTACCAAGATTTAAAAACTCACATATCAGAATTAGAAAATAAGTTACAACAACCTAAAGAAGTTAATAACCAGGTCCAAGAACTTAAAGAAAGAAAGTCTAAACTAGAACTTGAATTGGAAGAAGTAAATAGTCAGTTAACATATAAAGAACAAAATGAAAAGTTAAAAGATAGAATACAAGAACTTCAAGACAAAGAAAAGAAATTAGCTCAACAAATAGCAGAGCTAGAAGGTCAAGAGTATCTTTGTGAAGAGTTCATTAAAACCAAAGTAGAATTATTAGAATCTTCAATTAATGATAAATTCAAATATGTATCATTCAAGTTATTTGATACACAAGTGAATGGTGGACTTAATGAAACATGTGAAGCACTAATTGATGGAGTACCCTTTAGTAATGCAAATACTGCAAGTCAAATAAATGCTGGATTAGATATTATAAATGCACTTTCAGGACACTATCAAGTAGCAGCTCCAATCTTTATAGACAATAGAGAATCAGTTAATCAGTTAATAGAAACTTATAGCCAGGTAATTAATTTAATTGTAAGTAAAGATAAAAATTTAAAAGTTGGAAATAGAAAAGATACTGAAGAAAATGATGATATCAGTGATCCTATAAAATTTATTTTAAATGAAGAACAGTTTTCAAAACTAAGATGTGAGGAAGAATTAAAGTTTAAAGATGAATCTGGAATATCATTTGATTTAGAATTTCAAGAACAAACTGAATGGATAGATGAAGGTAAATATCAATACTGTAGTTATATTTATAGAGATAAGATAAGTAATAAATATTTCTTAACAGGAATAAGTAGGAGTGGTTCATATTTCAGTGATTATTATTATAGCTGGGAAGATGAAGATACATTTGAATTTATAGAAGTATCAAAAAAGAAAATAGTTAAAGAAATTTGGGGGTAATGTAAAATGGCAAATTTAATGGAAATTGAAAACAAGTTTGAAGTAAATGGAGCAGAGGTAAAACTTACTGGAAGTATAGTTAAGAATTATTTAACTAGAGGAAATGATGCAGTCTCAGACCAAGAAGTAGTAATGTTTATTAACTTATGTAAGTATCAAAAACTTAATCCATTCTTAAATGAAGCTTACTTAGTTAAGTTCAAAGGGTCACCAGCACAAATAATTACATCTAAAGAAGCATACATGAAAAAGGCTGAAAGAAATACTAACTTTGCTGGAATGAAAGCTGGAATAATAGTTCAAAGAGATAAAGAAATTTTAGAGTTAGAAGGTAGTTTTTGTTTGAAAACAGATATCTTGTTAGGAGGTTGGGCAGAAGTTTATAAAAAAGATAGAGAGTTTCCTTATAAAGCAAAAATAAATTTAGATGAATATGATAAAGGTCAAAGCACTTGGAAGAAGATGCCTAAGACAATGATAAGAAAAACTGCAATTGTACAAGCATTAAGAGAAGCATTTCCAGAGGATTTAGGGGCAATGTATGTTGAAGAAGAACAACAATATCAACAAGATATGAGCGTCGAAATTAAAGAAGAAATAAAAGAAAAAGGAAATTCAAAGCCTTTAACTTTAAATCCTAAGACAACAGAAAATGTGCAAAATGTTCAAGAAGTTAAAGTAGAAGAAGTTGAAATTATTAATCAAAAGGAAGAAGTACCTGGACAAGTAAATATGATTGAAGGACCAGGATTCTAATGAAGTTAAAAGTATTAGGGAGTGGCAGTTCTGGAAATTGCTATCTCCTACAAGGAAAAGAAGAAACTTTAATACTTGAATGTGGATTACCATATAAGACAATTTTAAAAGGCTTGAATTTTAAAATAGGTAATGTGGTAGGTTGCTTAGTAACACATGAACATAAAGACCATAGCAAGGCTGCAAATGATTTAATTAGAAATGGAATAGATGTTTACTTAAGTCAAGGAACTGCTGCTGGAATAGAATTTATAGATATAAATAGAAGCCATAGAATACATGAAATTAAAAGTGAGAAAGTTTTTAAAATAGGAGAGTTTATAATATTACCATTTAAAACAGAACATGATGCCAATGAACCGTTAGGATTTTTAATCTACCATAAAGACATTGGCCAGGTACTCTTCATTACAGATAGTTATTACTGTAAATATAAGTTTCAAGATGTGGATCATATCCTTGTGGAATGTAATTATAGTTCAGAGATTTTGGAGCAACGAGAATTACCTAAAACTTTAAAAAATAGAATTGTTAAATCTCACTTTGAATTAGAGAATGTAAAGGAGTTTTTAAAAGCTACAGACTTAAAGAAAACTAAAGAAATAGTTCTCATACATCTAAGTGATGGTAATAGTGATTCAGAACAATTTAAGAAAGAAATCGAGAGTCTAACAGGGAAGCCAACGTATATTGCAGATGAAGGTTTAGAGTTGGAGGTGTAAGAATGTTATCAGAAAAGCTAAGTATAGCATTAAGTGATTTTATAGAATCAGCAGCCAAGCAAGAAGATGTTATAAGAGAGAAAGACAGAGATATACAAGCTATAGTAAGTGAAATAGAAAGAGCATTAAGAGAACCTACTATATACAAAGATATACTTAGTAACATTGTAGAGGAATATAAACAAGCATTGTAGATAGGTTATCGGTTAAGAAAGTAGAGAAAACATAAGGTTTAATTTAATTAATTCTGATAAGAGTTCCGAAAACCGAGGTTTTCTCTACTAAAACTATAATAAAAGTGGAGAAAACTCAAAAAGGAGGTAAAAATGTGGCAAGACCTAAAAAAACAGGACTAGATTACTTTCCTTTAGATGTATATTTGGATGATAAATTTAAGTTTGTAGAAATAAAGTTTAAGCTTGAAGGTTTTGCTATAGTGATTAAACTTCTACAGAAAATATATGCTAATGGATACTATATAGAGTGGGGCGAAGATGAACAATTATTATTTGCAGATGATATTAGAGCAGATATAAACATAGTTAGAGAGGTTGTAAAAGAATGTTTGAAAAGAGATATATTTTCTAAAATAATGTATGACAAATATAAATTATTAACATCAAGAGGAATACAAAAAAGATATATGGAAGCCACTAAAAAAAGAACCTCTGTAACTATAGAAAAACACTTAGATTTAGTTTCGGAAGAAAAAACTACAGTTTCTGAAGAGAAAACTCCAGTTAATTCTACGGAAAGTACACAAAGTAAAGTAAAGGAAAGTAAAGTAAAGAAGAGTAAAGTAAATGAAAACAATAAAACTCACTCATACGCATTAGAACTTTGTAAGTATTTTTCAGAATTAATGCCAGGACAAAGTATAGCTCAACATATAGGAGCTTTAAAGATATGGATAGATATGTATGGATATGAGTGGACCAAAGAAGCCATTCAAAAATGTGTTAGCAGTAAAAATAAGTTTGTTAAACCGTGGATAAAAACAGTTTTAGAAAATTGGAAGTCAGAAGGAAAGGAGGACAATGGTGGAAGCACTAGACAGGATATTAAAAAAGGTGAAGGAAAATGGGATGGATTTAAACCACAAAAACCAAAAATTACAGAAGACATTGACACCACGGATCTCATATAAATGTTCAAAGTGTAGAGATACAGGATGGATAATTGGAAAAGACAATTTAACTATGATTAGGTGCAAATGTCAAGAAGGAGAGATAACCAAAAGACAATGGATAAGTCGAGGGATTAATCCAGAAAAGACAGATAAGACCTTTGGAAATTTTAAAGCATGGAATGATACTTCAATGACAGCTAAAAGCACAGCCACATCTTACTATAAAAAATTTGATGATATAAGAAACTCTAAGCAAAATTCAATATTATTTTGTGGACAAGTAGGAAGTGGTAAAACACATCTTAGTATAGCACTAGCATTAAACTTCATTAAGAAAGGTATTAATGTAATCTATATGCCTTACAGAGATGTTGTTACAGCTTTAAAGCAAAATATGATTGATTATGAATATTACAAAAGAGAAATAAGCAAGTATCAACTAGCAGAGATATTACTAATTGATGATTTATTCAAAGGAAAAGTTACTGAATCAGATGTAAATATAACCTTTGAAATTATAAATTATAGATATTTAAATAGATTACCAATTATGGTTTCTACAGAGTTTGTTACTGATAGAATGTTAAATTTTGATGAAGGTGTAGGAAGTAGGATATATGAAATGTGTAAAGAGTTTATAGTTCAAATTGAAGGTAAAGAAAACAATTATAGGTTAAGAGCCTAAGTAAAAGTGAGGAGCAGACATAATTAAACGAAAGGTGTGAATTAATGAATATTGAGTTTACAACAAAAGATGTAAATATCATTAGAAAATGTATATTAGCAATGATGACTTCATGCATGATGATGAACATAGATAAGTCTTTAACTGATGAAATGTATGGGATAGTTGAAAATTTAGACTCATATAAACAGATTTGTGAAAGTGAGGAGCAGACATGAATGAAAGAAAGCAAGAAGTAAGTTTTGCAGTAAATTTAATACAAAAGCTATGCGAAGAAGCTAATATAGCACTTATAGCAACAGAAAGACAAGGTGTGAAGTTAGTTGTAGTACATGACAATGTTGAAGACCAGGATTATGTGATATTGAAAAATAAGTAGATACGCAAAAATAGTATAAAGCGAAGGAGTGTAAATTATGAGAAAGCAAAAAGAAAGTTTGGTACAAAGGATAGTTTTGAAATATGAAGATGGAACTGAAAAGGAAATAGATAAAGGAGTAGTAATTACTTTAGGCAAGGAAGATGTAGAAGGGAATACAAACTTAGCAATTGAATTTGCTGATTGTAAAAAGAAAGACTTAGCAACTGTTATATGGGGAGTAATGAACATGGCAGATGAAATGGGAATGCTTGATATTTTTGAATAGAAAATAAAGGGGTGAGAGTATGGAAGCATTTAAAGTAGTAAGTTTAATAAACAAATATGGAAATTGTCCTGTTTGTGGAAATGATAAAGTTGGAAATGGAGAGGGCACATTAGTAGTTGAAGAAGATACTTTTAAAAGAACTTGCAAATGTGGATTTGAAATAATTCTTAACGAAGAAGGAGAAGAAATAATTTAGTTCGCAAAAATAAAGGAGCACGAAGTATGGACAATAACTTTTGGGTAGAGGAAGTAGTAAGACTTTATAAGGAAGGGTATGCAGTATTAGAAGCTATTGAGATAGTAAAAAGTATTATGAGATAGTAAAAAGTATTATGGGATAGGATTAAGGCTATCAAATGATGTTGCTGTAACTCTTTGTTATCATTTGATAGTCAGTTAATAAGGTGATGTTATGGAGAAAAAGCTTACAAGGGATGAATTTATGAAAAAAGTTATAAATGATTATTACAAGAAAAGATATCTCAGGAATAAAAAGAAAAGTGAAGCTATTACAACAAATATAGAAGGCATAGAGAGAACCACAAGAAGGAAATGGAGGGTTGGACAACATTGAGTAAGTACAATTCAAAGAAGATAGTAATTGATGGTATTACGTTTGATAGTAAAAACGAAGGAAAGTATTATGAATACCTTAAAAAGTTAAAAGCACAAGGAAAGATATTAAATTTTGAGTTACAACCTAAGTATGAGCTGCAGCCAGGATTTAAGAAGAACGGGAAAACATATAGAGCAATAACATATACACCGGATTTCCTAATATATCACGTTGACGGTACAGAAGAGTTAATAGATGTAAAAGGCATGAGTACCCAGCAAGGGGAAATGCGAAGGAAGTTATTTGATTATAAATATCCGGATCTAAAGCTTACATGGATAGCGAGAAGTTTAAAGTATGGAAAAGATGGTTGGATTGAGTACGGAGAGTTACAGAAAATCAGAAGGGAGAATAGAAAATGCAAGAGATAAGAGAAAGAAAGGATTTATCAAAACAAGTATTAGCAGTAGATATAACAAGTCCAATATTTCAAAGTATGGTAGATACACTAAATGAAAAGATCATAGATGTAATAAAAAATGTTTATAATGAAGAATTTGAGAGTGGAGATATATCTTTAAAGATAACTTTATCAGTTCCGGAAACAATCAAAGAAGTACCAACAGATAATGGACTTGGTGAGTTAGTTGTTAAGTCATATAAATATAAAGCATTACAGTTTAAACATAATATAACCTCAACATTGAAAAAAGTGGACAAAGACGAAGATTATTACTATGGCGAAAAAGAATTAAAAGAAGATGATTATGGAAACTTTATTGAACAACCTATAAGGAATCCACAGATGTGCATAGATGATTTGGAGTAATGTCATGAACGAATTTAAAAGTGTTCATGAAGGTCAGATAAGTATCTTTGATATACAAGTAACAAAAGCTGCTAAGAAAACAACAGAAAAGCCTAGAGAAATTATCAATAAAGTTACACCAGTTAAAATTGAGAAAAACGTTAATCCTTTAGAATTAACAGAACTACAACAAAAATTTTTAAATGAACATAGTGTAATGAAAAATGAGAATTTAAGTAGGCTAATAAAATACTGTAGTGGAGGATTTGGAATAGAGCTTATTGCTCCAGGAGGATTCAAAACTATATATGTAAATAAGCAAGGTATTGAAGAGTTTAAGTTTGATAAAAGAATCAATGTGTTACCTATGGACCAGGTGCTTTATTATAAACACGAATTAAAAATAAATGATCTACAAGAAAATGGGTTAAAAACCATTAAAGAAAAGTATAGGGACCTAAGAGAAATTAGACGTAAAGGTGATGAAAATATAATAGTAGAGTTGGAAGATAAGGTTATTAGCATAAATCCTCTAGGGTGGATATTAGAGTTTGATAATGTACAAGCTATATATTCGCCGAATGAGGTTATACAAGAACACAACAAAGAATTAAAAATATTTGATATAAAGCAGATGCAAAAGAGCGTTAAAGTTGGAGACAGAGTACAAGCATATAGAAGTAAATCAGAAATTATAACAGGAGTTATTACTAGAGAATATGGACTTGCAAATGAGATATTAAATATTTCATTCAAGAGAGGAGAGGTTGGAGTAGCTACGGCTATAGGAAGAAGGCAAGTTATTAAGATACTAGAAGTGGGGGTTTAAAGTGAAGGATTCAGTAATTATAGTAGTGGCAATACTTATTGTTGCTGCTGCTGTAACTATATTAAGAATAGAAAAGAGGTAAAACTCATGAAAATTATAATCATGAATTGTGATAATAAACATTTTTGGTATAGCAATAAGATAGGAAAGACATATAAGGTAGAGCAGTTAAGCTGGCCAGGAAAAGACTATATAACCAAAGCTGGGATAGTTAGAAAAACTGATGCCCAGATAATTGAGAGGTGAATATTAGAGTTGAAGTATTATTCTAAATTTGAACAAATACACAACTTATTAAAGAAATATAGTTGTAAAGCAACATATAACTGGGAAGAGGAGTACAAAGAAGGTCCAGAAGTTATGTTGTGGTCTATGGACGGATGTACAGATAGTTTTTTTTACAAACCTTTTGAATGTGAATGTATAGAAGAAGATTTTCATTATAAGAAAGAGTGGGAAGAAAAAGTTGATGCAGTACTTGATGTTGTAGCAAAGTCAAAGATACGACAAGCTGAACGTCAAGAAATCAGATTTGATATAACTTATTCCCAAAGAGTTAAAAAGTACAGTATGTATATTTCACTTCCTACTAGTAGTAGAAGTATTCCTTTGAGCAAAGATGTATATAAAAATCAAGATGAAGTAATTCATGAAATAGAAAAATGGCTTATATATGCAAAATGTAAGAAGAACAAAATAGTTAAAAGAAAAAATGATAGTAGCTTTGAACAGTTGACATTAATTTAGAGTTGAGAGGTGAGATTATGAGTAGTGCTCCAGTAATAAAAGTTATAGCTATACCATATAGGACTTTTAAAGAAAAAATTAAACTTACTAAAAGATTTAGAAATGGATATAGAATTCAAGATTTAGGCGGAGTTCTATACATGGAAAGGAAAAGATTTAAATGAGAGAGATTAAGTTCAGAGGTTATGTTATAGAAGAATTAATTGGCACACAGTGGGTAACTGATGGTTTTGGAGTTGGAAAAACAGAATATACAGATGGTACTAATTCGGTATATTTGAGTACACCATATGGAGAATATATAGTGGATGAAAAATCTGTAGGACAATACACAGGTCTTAAAGATATAAAAGGTAAAGAAATTTATGAAGGAGATATAGTAAAAGTAACAATAAAATATTATACAGATTGTAGCAAAGAAAAATTAGATCGCAAAAAGGTAACGATAGAAATAGTATCATTTGATTACTATACTTTTGGATTAAAAGAAGCAAAAGATGATGAATCAATAACACCGTTGTTATGGCTTGTTAGTTTAGAAGCTAAATTAGAGGTCATAGGAAATATATACGAAAATCCAGAGTTGTTGAAGAAGTTAAAATAAAAATAGATTGAGCAGGTGATTAAATGACAGACTATATGAAAGTACAGATAATGCTAGATTCATATATATTATGGGTTAATGATGTGAAGAATTTAGAGTTAGAGATTGAAGAATTAAAAAACGACTATGATGTTAAAGCTATGGGGTTCAATGAAAAAACAGGACAAACCTTTAAGATCAATAAAGAATTAGAAGATAGAGTCATAAATAAACCAGATAAAATAAAAGAGTATGAACATAGGAAAAGGTTTAATGAAATAAACATAGCAAAAATAGATAATGCAGTACAAGTTCTTAGTGAGTTTGAAAAGAAAGTTATAGAGTTAAAGTATTTAATATCACCAACACTTTCATGGAAGGGAATAGCATATAAATTAAGTGCGGGTACTTCAACTTGTAGACAAGCTAAAATTAGAGCAATAAATAAAATGATACCATTATTGTGTCGCTAAAGTGTCGGTTTATAGTCGCTTTTACGACAACATCTTATCAATTAGATATGTTATGATAGTATCATAGAAAAAGATAACACAGCAGGGATACTGTAAATCTTAGTTCAAGACACCCAAACGGGTGTCTTTTGTATTATAAAAATAGTATTAAGTGTATTGTGGAAATAATTACATAAAGGAAGTTCATATTTTTTATAGAAATATATATTTTATTAACTAAAAGTAGGTGAATTATATATGGAAAGCAATTTAAAAAAGGACTTAGAAATAGCAAGAAGAAAGGATATTAAAAAATTAATGGAGCTTAGTAAGATTATAAAAAATAATGATAAACGTCTATACAAAGGAGAAGTTAATATATTAGATGATAAGAATAATGTATTAATTCAAACTCATTATGAATGTTTTAAATTAATCATAAATGAACTGAGTATAAGAATACAACCATGTAAGAATAAAGAGGATATAGGGTATATAGAATATACTCAAATTAAAGATACTAATAAAATTACTGATTATAAAATTGATTCTACATCTATTCAATTATTTGGAGAATTAAGTGAAAATGTAAAAGTTAGTATATTAGCTGTATTTATAGATAAATAGAATAATAAAAGAGAACTCTTAATAGGGTTCTTTTTTTATGTAGAAAAGGAGGAATAAAATGCTAGTTATATGTGATGATGGTTGTAAAGAGGAGTTTGAACTAACAGATCTCAAAGAACTTAATCATGATAATGACATAGTAGAAGTCTACTTTAACTGTCCTAATTGCGGAAAGAAATATATATGTTGTTATACAGATAAGTCAATAAGATTAAAACAAAAGAGATTAAATAAACTATGGAAGAAATATAGATCATCAAAAAGGCAAGGAAAAGTAATAGGAACTTTAAAGATGATAGAGAAGCTTAAGGTAGAAATTAAAAATGATATGAATAATTTAAAGATTAAAATGTTGGAGAAAAAGAATGACAACAACAGAGTTAGTAAATTGGATTAGAAAGTTAATACAGCATAACAATATAAAAGCTTTTTACAACTCTAGCCAATGGTTAAGTAAGAGAGCTGAAGCATTAGAAAGAGATAACAATGAATGTCAGAAGTGCAAGGCTAAAGGTTTATATACTGAAGCTAATTGTGTACATCATAAGGAACATGTAAGGAAGCGACCAGATTTAGCATTAACCTTAAGTAACCTAATATCTTTGTGTAATAGCTGCCATGATGAAGAGCATCCAGAAAAACTAAGACGTAAAGCAAAACCACAGTTGAATGAAGAGAGGTGGTGATTATATGGATATGCTATATAAATGTTTAGAATGTGGTAAACAAGAGATAGTAAAAGCAGGTGATTGGAAGAGAGATAGTAGAAGCTGTAAGTATTGTAGTGGTCATGTAATGCCTATAGGGTTTATAGGGGTAGACAAGGCTAGGCATGGTGATAGGACTGTATATTTTACTACCCCCCGGGTCAAAAAATAAAAAATTTTTAGGGTATGGGAAGAACGGGTAGAAGGGTAGACAAAACGTCTACCTCGCACACGTGAGAAAAAATCAAATAAAAAATCATAAACTTTAGCATTGAAGGGAGGGAATAAAAACATGGCTAGTGCTAGAAAAATCAAGGAATCTTTAGTTAAGCAACTTGAGGATAAAGATGCAAATGTAGATCATTTTTTAAGTTTAATTGATGATTATATTTGGTATTGGAATCAAGAAAATGCTATGAAAAAAGATATAAAAAAGCGTGGTTTTATGTTTAAAACAACTTCTGCATCAGGTTATGAAATCGAGAAAGAAAATCCCTCTGTTAAAAATGCAGTAGTTTATAATAAACAAAAACTTGCTATTCTAAAACAACTGGAACTTACAACTGATAATGTAGTGAGTGATGATGATGACGAATTGTAAAAAGCTTATACCAGAAATACAAGATTACATAGACTTAGTTCGTAGTGGTGAAATTGAAGTTTGTAAAGAGCAGTTGCTTTTATGTGACTACGTTGAAAAATGTTTTAGAGAAGAAAGTTTATTTGTTGATGAAGAACAATTAAATAAATATCTAAGTTTACAGAAATACTTCCCTTTTGAGTTGTTACCATGGGAAGTATTTTGTTTTACTCTTCATAATTGTACTTACTTAAAACCAGGTATTTTAAGATGGCCAGATTTATTTGTTTTGGTTGGAAGAGGTGCTGGTAAAAATGGGTATCTCTCATTTGAGGATTTTTGTCTCATAAGTGAATATAATCCAGTTAAAAAATATCATATTGACATATGTGCTAATAGTGAAGACCAGGCAATGACTTCTTTCAATGATGTGTATGATGTTTTAGAAGAAAATAAAAAGAAACTAAGCAAGCATTTTGATTGGAATAAGGAAGTTATAACAAATAAAAGAACTAAATCTGAACTAAGGTTCAGAACTTCCAACGCAAAAACTAAAGACGGTGGTAGACCAGGTAAAGTTGACTTTGATGAATACCACCAATATGAGAATTATGCAACAATACAAGTATTTAAAACTGGTTTAGGTAAAAAGAAAAATCCAAGAACTACTATTACAACTACTAATGGAGATGTTAGAGATGGACCACTAGATCATTTAATAGCAAGGGCTGAAAGAATATTAAATGAGCAAAGTGGTGACAATGGATTACTACCCTTTATCTGTAAACTGGATAATGAAAAAGAAGCTGATAACCCTAAGATGTGGGATAAGGCGAATCCTTCCCTCCATTATAATGATGAACTTCAAAGACAAATAGCAAAAGAGTATATAGATTATAAAGAGGATCCAGTGAGTAATAGTTCATTTATGACCAAGAGAATGAATATTCCTAAAGGTAATGTTGATAGAGAAGTAACCTCATGGGAAAACATATTGGCTACTAATCAGCCTATCCCAGATTTAACAGGCTGTACTTGTAGAGTAGGTATAGATTATGCAAAAACAACTGACTTTGTTTGTGTAGGATTATTATTTAAATATAAAGGTAAATATTACTGGATAAGCCATACTTGGGTGTGTAAGAAATGTAATGACCTTGGAAGAATAAAAGCACCATTGCAAGAGTGGGAAAGTTTAGAATTATTAACTTTTGTTGATGGTCCAGAAATACCACCAGAGACAGTAGCTAATTGGCTTGCAGAACAGGCACAAAAGTATAATTTAACTATCTTAGGAATGGATAATTATAGATATACACTACTTGCAAAGGCATTAAGGGCAGTAGGATTTGATACTGACAAGAAGGGCACAAATAACATAAAACTTACTAGACCGAGTGACCAAATGAAAATATATCCTATTATTAATAGTGAATTTACTAATCACAATATCGTATGGGGAGATAATCCTTTAATGCGTTGGTACACAAATAATACTTGTTTAAAAGCTGAAAAATATGATAATTATACCTTTGGTAAGATTGAGCCTAAGAGTAGAAAAACAGATGGGTTTATGGCTTTTATTGCTGCAATGTGTGCTGATGGTACAGAATTACCTGATAGTGGAGAAACAGTAGATATTGATTTTGGAGTATATACTTATTAAACAATAGGAGGAGATAAAATGGATCTCAATAATAAAGATGGTAAAAAGTCTTTAGAGTGTAAAGTCAGTATAAAAGGTACGGATGTATTTAAGAATATAATAAACATAATAAAAGATATAACGGGAGATAAGAGAATACCTAATCTAGTAAGAAAAGAATACAAACAAAAAATAATGTCTCTAGTAGAAAAAGATAAGTCTTAGTAATAAGGCTTTTTATTTTACCTTGAAAGGGGGTGGAATATTGAAGGTTATAGATTGGATAAAGGATTTCTTCGGATTAGGAAAAGATACATTGTATTTAACTGATAAGGCTCTTAAGCAAGATGTTCAGCTTGAAATAGAAGCTTTTGCAATATCTTCAGCAGTAAGCTTTATAGCTAATGCAATAAGTAAATGTGAATTTAAAACTTATATAGATGGTAATGAAGTTAAAGGAGATGAATATTATCTTTGGAATATTGAACCTAACAAAAACCAAAACTCTAGTCAGTTCTTACAAGAACTTATATCAAAATTATTGCTTAATAATGAGTGTTTAGTTATAGAAAGTAATGGTCAGTTAATAATTGCAGATAGTTTTAATCAACGTGAATATGCTTTAGTAGAAAATATATTTGAAAATGTATCTAGGAAGGATTTTACTTTTAAACGTTCTTTTAAAATGAGTGAAGTTCTTTATTTTAAGTATAGCAATGATGATGTCCAAGTATTACTTTCTAATTTATTAAAAGGGTATAACAACCTTCTTAATATGGCTATAGGAAAATATAGACGTTCGGGTGGAAGAAAAGGAATATTAGATATTGATGCAACGGCAACAGGTAATAAGGACTTTCAAACTAAATTTGATGATTTAATGAACAATAAATTTAAACGGTACTTTGAAGCAGAGAATGCAGTACTCCCACTAGAAAAAGGTTATAAATATGATGAAAAAAATGGAGATGGGAATAAAAAGTCTACAAGTGAGATAGTTGATATTTCTACTATAACAAAAGAGGTTTTTGAAAGAGTTGCTCAATCTTTAAAAATTCCACCAGCATTATTACGTGGAGATATAGCAGATGTAGGGAAAATTACAGAGAATTTTTTAACATTCTGCATAGATCCTATAACTGATATTTTATCAGAGGAGGTAAATCGTAAGAGATATGGTAAATCATCATTTTTAAAAGGTTCGTATATGAAAATTGATACTACTTGTATAAGGCATATAGACATATTTTCTGTTTCCGAAGCTTTTGATAAGCTTATTGCAAGTGGTGGTTATAGTATTGATGAATTAAGGATTAAGGCAGGTGATACAGATTTGAATGAGGATTGGAGTAAAAAACATTGGATGACTAAAAATTATTCAGATATAGAAAATGTGAAAGGGGGTGAAAATGTTGAATAAATCAGTATACTTAATAAAACAATCTACAGCACCTAATACATTAGATTTATACATTTATGACTATGTAGAAGGTGATAGCTATGATTGGTGGACAGATGAAAAAATAGAAAGTCAAACGTCTGCAAATTATATTCAAAAGCAATTAGAGAGTATTAATAATGTAAGCAATATAAATATTTTTATTAACTCATACGGTGGAGAAGTTAAGGAAGGTTTAGCAATTTATAATCAACTAAAAAGGCATCCAGCACAAAAAACAGTATATGTAGATGGTTTTGCATGTTCTATAGCAAGTGTGATAGCTATGGCTGGTGACAAAGTAATTATGGGAACTAATACTCTTATGATGATACACCATGCAGCTATGGGAGCATGGGGAAATGCTGAAGAACTTAGAAAGGCTGCCAATGATGTTGAGGTAATAGATAAGGCTAGTTGTTCAAGTTATTTAACTAAAGCCGGAGATAAACTTTCAGAAGAAACTCTAAATCAATTACTGGACAATCAAACATGGCTTAATGCAGAGCAATGTTTACAATATGGTTTATGTGATGAAATAGCAGGTAAAGAAGATGATAATGTATCAAAAGCTCAGCAAAGATTTAATCAAGCTATAAAGCAACAAATGGAAGGTTTAAGACAACAAGTTAAAGTTCCGGAACAGTTTAAACAAAATAAAACTAATGCAGAAAAATTAATGCAACTATTTAAAAAGAAAGAAGGAATAAAATAATGAAATCAAAAGATTTATTAAAACAAGAATTAACACAAAAATTTGCAACAGCTATGCAATCAGAAAATCAAGAAGATATGATAAATGCATTTGTTGAATTTGCTGCAGGAGTACAAGAAGAAGTACTTCAAGATTTTAGAGAATATCAACAAACGCAAGATAGAGAAATACTTCAAAAGAGAGGTATTCATCAATTAACTCAAAAGGAAAACAAGTTTTATCAAGCTTGGATAACCGCAGCGAAAGATTCAAATCCTAGACAAGCCATTACTAACCTTGATATAGCATTACCCGAAACAGTTATTGATAATGTTATGGTTGATATGAGAGCAGCACATCCATTATTAGAAATGATTGATTTTCAAAACATGACAGCATTAACAAAAATGCTTATGAATAAAAAAGGAATTCAACTTGCCAAATGGGGTAAAATAACAAGTGCTATTACAAAAGAATTAGAAGGAGCAATAGGAAAACTTGATTTAAGTCTTAATAAATTAACTGCATTTATGCCAGTTGCTAAAGATATGCTTTTAGTAGGTCCTCAATGGATTGATGCATATGTAAGAGCAGTTCTTTCAGAAGCAATTGCGTATGGTTTAGAAGAAGGAATTATAAATGGTACAGGTGTTGATATGCCTATAGGAATGAATAGAGATATTCACGAAGGTGTAAGCTTTAATACTTCCTCAGGATATCCAAAGAAAAAAGCTAAAAAAATAACTGATTTATCACCAAAAACTTTTGGAGAACTATTAGCTACCTTAGCAAAAGATCCTATAGATGAAAAAAAGGCAAGAGTAGTTGATAATCTGATAATGATTGTTAATCCTTTTGATTATTATAAAAAAGTAATGCCAGCTACAACAATTCAATTACAAGATGGAACTTATAAAAATAATGTATTGCCTTATCCTACTAAAATAATTCAATCAACTCAAATTTCAGAGGGAGAAGCTATTTTAGGAATTGCTAAAAAATACGCAATGGGAATAGGTACAGGCTCACAAGATGGTAAAATTGAGTATTCAGATGAATATAAGTTTTTAGAGGATGAAAGATATTACATCATCAAGCTTATTGGTAATGGCCAGGCATTAGACGATAATGCATTTTTATTATTAGATATTAAGGAATTAGAAGATATGACAATGATTATAGCAGTAAAAAGTGAGACAAAGGCACAAGGAGATGTTTAAAATAAATGTCAAAAGAATTATTAGATGATGTAAAAAGCTATCTGCACATTACATGGAAAGATGAAACTACAGATAAGAATTTAATAGATGCAATAAACAGCAGCAAGGCACGTTTGCAAGAAATAGCAGGCGTGCCACTTGATTTTACAAAAGAAGGTTTAGCAAGAGATTTATTAAAAGATAGGTGTCGCTACATTAATAGTAATGCTCTTGAAATGTTTGAAAGGAATTTCGCAAGTGAACTTATGAGTTTACACATACAAGGTCAAGTATCTGCAATAGGAAGTGAAACAAATGAAAATAAAAGTTGATAACATTGAATTTGTAAGTTTTAGTGATGGGATATGTGATATTTATGAAGAAGATGAAGAAGGTAATAAGATTTACAAGCATAAAAGTTTAAGTTTTAGTAATAGAGTATTAGGCCTTAAAAGATATTTTACAGCGGCTGCTAATCAAGTAAAAACAAATAGAGTAATAAGAATACCACAAGTTCCTAATGTAGATAATCATGATACTTTAGAAATTAAAGAAGTTGGGAGATACGATATTGAATTAGTTCAATATATTTATGATACTAACCCGCCAAGTGTCGACTTAACATTGAGGCAACTTGAAATGTTCGAGGTGAGATAATGATAGATGTTGATAGTTTAGCAAGTGAAATATCAAAGGAATTAGAGAGCTATACCGAAGATGTTACTGCTGGAGTAAAAAAGGCGGTTGATATAGCAGCCAAAGAAACTAATAAAGAAATAAAAAAGCATATAACATTCAAAGAGCATACAGGTAAATACGTAAAAGCCTTTAGAATAAAAACATCATTTGAAGACAAATATAACAAAAGAAAAACGTGGTATGTTGCAAATGGACAACATAGACTTACACATCTTCTCGAAAAAGGACATGCATTAAGGCAAGGAGGAAGAACTGAAGCATATCCTCATATAAAATATGGAGAAGAACTCGCAAAAAGACGTATGGAAGAACTAGTAAAGGAGGCAATAGAAAATGACGGATATTAAACAATGGTTGAAAACTACAGGTATGAAAGTTGCAGAAGATCATTTTAAAAAGCCTCCCGCATTACCATATGTAATATTTAAAGAAAATACAAAAGTAAGTGGAGCTGATAATAAAAATTGTTTATCAAATAGGAGTATAACAGTTGAGCTATATTCGGAAATAATAAACCATAAAGCAGAAAAAAATATAGAGAATTTATTAGATGAAATATCAATAGAGTATGACAGGGATCGTACATGGATTGAAAGCCAGAGCTTTTTTCAAACTGTGTACGATTTTGATTTAAAAGAAAAGATATAGGAGGAGATAATAATGGCAACAAAAGGAGAAAAAATTGTACTGGGTTCAGGAAAACTTTATGTAATAGAACTTGCAGGTGGAGTAATTCCAGAAGATAAAACAGTTGAAACTGAACAAAACTTATTAGGTCTTATACAGGGCGGAGCTGTACTTGAATATAAGCCAAAATTTTATGAGGTAAAAGATGATTTAGGACTTGTACAAAAGACAATTTTAACAGATGAAGAAGCAACATTTAAAAGTGGTGTGATGACTTGGAATGGTACTACATTAACTAAGTTATGCTCTACTGCAAGGGTAACGGAAAGTAAGGGGAAAAGAATTGTTAAAATAGGTGGAATAGGAAATCAAGATGGAAAGCAATATGTAATTAGATTTGTTCATGATGATCCACAAGATGGTAGTATACGAGTTACTATAGTTGGACACAACGAGAAAGGATTTAGCTTAGCATTTAAAAAAGATAAGGAAACTGTTATAGATGCAGAATTTAAAGCAGCACCTATGGATAAAGAAGGTACAAAAATTATGTATGAAGAAGATATTCCAATTGGAGATGTACATTAAATAATTATGAAATATAAAAAGGAGAATAAGTTATGTTTGATATAAATACTACGAATAAAAGATACTTTAAAATTAGAATAAATGAGATAATACTTGAAGTTGAACCACCTAAAATTAAAGCATTAAAAAAGATTATTAATCTATCAAAATCTAAGAATGAGGAGGCTATTGATGATTTAGCAGAAGCAGTTAAAATGATTTTGAGCAAAAATAAATCTAAATATGATATTAAACAAGAGTTAATTGAAGAACTTGACCTTGACCAATTAACTCAAATTCTAACAGCTTATTTTGAGTGGTTAAATGGGGAAAAGAATTCCCCAAACTAAAGATCCCTTATTATCCTAGCGAAGAGGATGAAGATAAGGGGCACTATGAAGTTAATACAATAGAAGAGAAAATTGTTTGTGAATATACAGGCTATACATTTTATCAATTGGAAGATTTAGAAGCATTTGAATACTGGTTATTGTTAAGAGATGCAATAGTTTATAACTATACACAGACAGAAGAAGGAAGAGAATATTTAGAGAATTGTTGGAGATTAGAGCAAACTAAACCAGATAGAAAATCATTAAGAGAAACAGTAGGAACTACACAGAAGTAGTTCCTTTTATTTTTTGAGAAAGGAGTTATATAATGGCTAACAACATAAAAGGTATTACAGTTGAAATTGGTGGTAATACTGGACCACTTGATCGAGCACTTAAAGATGTTAATAAAACAAGTAGAAGTTTGCAAAGTGAACTTAGGGAAGTTAATAGGCAGTTAAAATTAGACCCTACAAATACTACATTATTAACCCAGAGGCAAAGGTTATTAGCTGAAAGTGTAGCTAATACAAGAAATAAGCTTGAAACACTTAAAGAAGCAGAACAACAAGCTCAAGTGCAGTTTAGAGAAGGAAGAATATCTGAAGAGCAGTACAGAGCTTTACAAAGAGAAGTTATAAGAACAGAACAACAACTTAGAGGTTTGGAAAGTCAAGCTAGCAGAAGTAATTCTGTACTTAATGGAATTAGTGAAACTGTTGGAAAAGTTGGAGATGCAGCAGGAAAAGTCGGAAATAAAATGATGCCAGTTACAGCAGCTATTGCTGGTGCTGGTGCAGCAGCATCGAAATTTAGTGTTGACTTTGAAGATGCGGTTGCTAAAACTAGTACTATAGCTGATGAAAGTGAAGTTAGCATAGGAGATTTAAGAAAAGGTATTTTAAAATTAAGTGATGATACTGGTATTGCTGCTACTGAAATTGCAAATAACGTCTATGATGCTATTTCAGCAGGACAAAAGACAGGTGATGCAGTTAATTTTGTTAAAAATTCAACTAAACTTGCTAAAGCAGGTTTTGCAGAAGCAGGTCAGTCATTAGACTTGCTAACAACTATAATGAACTCTTATGGTATGAAAGCTGAAGAAGTTACTAAAGTAAGTGATATTTTAATTAATACACAGAATTTAGGTAAAGTAACCGTAGGAGAGCTTTCTTCTAGTATGGGTAAAGTTATTCCAACAGCAAAAGCATATGGAATAAATCTTGAACAAGTTGCAAGTGGATATGCTATTATGACAGCAAAAGGTATTAAAGCCGCTGAAACAACAACTTATCAAGCGTCGATGTTTAATGAACTAGGTAAGAGTGGTACTAAAGCGAGTGACGCAGTTAAAAAAGTTAGTGGTAAGAGTTTTCAAGATCTTATCAAAAGCGGAAAAACAGTTGGCGATGTTTTGGCAATGATGAATGATTATGCTAAAAAGAATAATTTAAGTTTAGCAGATTTATTTGGTAGTGCTGAAGCAGGTAAGGCAGCTTTAATTTTAAGTGCAAATGCTGGTAAAGATTTTAATGAAATGCTTAAGAGCATGAATAATACAGCAGGGAAAACTGATGAAGCATTTAAAAAAGTGAGTAATACAACTGGTGAAAAACTAAAGAAATCTCTTAATCAATTTAAAAATGATGCAATTAAATTAGGAGATTCTATTGCACCTATAATACAAAAAATAAGTAATCTGGCAGGAATTTTAGCTCAAAAACTAAGCGGATTGAGTAAAGGTCAATTAGATATGATTGTTAAAATAGGATTAATAGTTGCTGCAATAGGACCAATGGCAAAATTAATTCAGGGTATAACCGTTATTATAGGTGGAGTAACTTCTGTAATTGGTACTATTACTGGAGCTATAGGCTTATTAACTGGAAGTTTAACCGTTGCAACGCCTGCTGCTACAGCACTTGCAGGAGCATTTACATTTTTAACTGGACCTATTGGACTTGCAATAGCAGCAATAGCTGGAATAGGGATAGCTGGATATGCTGCTTATAAACATTTAAATAAAAAATGTGTACCCGCAGTAGATCTATTTGCAAATAAAGTACAAACTACTGCACATCAAATCAAAAGTGCTAATGGAACTATAACTACTAGCTATTCTCAAACTACTGTTAAGATTTCAGAATCAACTAAAAAAGCAGTAGGAAGCTACTTGGAACTAGACAAAAAGGCTAGTAAATCACTTATGAATTTAAATGCTAATAGCACTCAATTTACTACTAGTGCTAAAAATACAGTAATTAAAAACTTTTCTGATATGGTTACTAAGGGTAGTGATAAAGGTAAAGAATTAAATAATAAAATGGTAAAAGAGTTTTCTAGATTGGTACAGAACACTGGAACTCTTACAGAAGCAAATAAAAAAGCTATTGTAAGTAAGTACACTAGTATGGTGCTAGATTGCAATAAGTTAACTAGTAAGCAGAAAGTTAATACTGTAAATAAATTTAAAGAAATTCTAAAAGAAACAACAGGGATAACTAAACAACAGAAAGATAATTTAGTAGCACAGTACAATCAAATGGGGCAACAAATTAACACTGGCTACGATAAACATTACCAGGAACGTACCTCAAAGTTACAAAAATTCTTTAGTAAAAACACTACTTTAACTGCCCAGGAGCAGGCTCAAATACTAGCAAAAGAAAAAAGCTATAATGAGAGCATGAAAGCAAGCACAAATGAGTACACACAAAAAATTAATTCAATAATAGAAAGGGCAGCAAATAACCATAGAAAACTATCCGCAGATGAATTAAAAGACATTAAGATGTATCAAGACAATATGAAAGAAAATGCTGTAAAAACTTTATCAGCAAGTGAGGTTGAAAGCAAAGTAATATTAGAGAGAATTAAAAGTTATTCTACTAGCATAACTACTGAACAGGCTAGCGAAGTCATTAAAAATGCTGAAACTCAAAGAGTTAAAAGCGTTGATGAAGCTAATAAACAGTATATAGAAACTAAAGCTAACATAGAGGAAATGAGAGATAAGACAGGTTCTATAACTGCTGAACAGGCTGAAAAGATGATTACTGATGCTAAACAACAACGTGACGAAACTGTTAAACAAGCTAATGCTCAAAAAGATGAAGTTATTAAGCAGGTAGGAGAACAAAATGCAGAAGTAATTAAAAATATAGACACCTCAAATGGTCAAATCAAAACTAAATGGCAAGTGCTTAAAGAAGATGTATCTAAGAAAGCACATGACACATGGGCAAGTGTAAAAGAATCTTTTAAAACTGGTGGAGAAAATATTAAAAAAAGCACACATGAAACAATTGAAAAAGTAAAAGGTAAATGGGAAGAAGCTAAAACAAATGCTAAAACCTGGGGAAGTAATGTTGCTGAAAGTTTAAAAAACGGATTGGATTCTAAGAAAGAATCTATTAAAGCTAAAGCTGGAGAAATAAAAGACAAAATTAAATCTGGATTTAATGGATTAACAGACGACATGAAAAGTATCGGCGAATGGGCAATTGAAGGATTAAAAAAAGGAATAGAATTTACTAGAGAATTAAAAGAAAAGGCAGGAGGAGTAGCTAAAAAAGTAGCTGATGCTGTAAGAAGAAAATTCGATATAAATTCACCTTCACGAGTTATGGCCGAGATAGGTAAATTCGTTACAGAAGGTCTTGCGGTTGGTATAGAAGAAAATACACATCTAGCAGTAAAAGCAAGTGAAAATTTAGCTAATGCAGTAATATCAACTACTAATAGAATAAAAGAAAGTACATTCCAGGATAAACTTGGGCATTTATTAAATTGGGGTTCTACAGAAAAAGAACCTTATCAAGATGCGGTTAACTTTATAAATAAATTGAACAGTGAACAATTAGAGCACTCTAAAAGTGTATTAGATAAAGAGTATAAATTTAGAGTTGAAAATGTGAAAAATGATTTAAAAAATGTAAAAGAAAGTAATGCTAAAAAATTAGAATTAGAAAAGAATAGAGTAAATTCTCAAATTGCCTACTATCAAAAGATGCAGAGAAATACTAAGAATAAAAACACTAAAAATTTCTATGCTAATAAAATAGATACTTTAAAACAATATTTAAAACAACATGAAAGCACTATCAAAGCTACACAAGATATAACTATTAAAAAGCTAGAAGTATCTAAAAATGCATTAGAAAAATACTATGCAGAAGCTAAAGAATTACTTAAAAATAGACAAGATGATCTAAAAGAATTTATGTCTAGTACAAGTAATTTTGCTAGTAACTTAAAAGAAGCTTTAAAGCAAAATATAGATGAAATACAGAAAAAAGAAGAAGAATCTATAAAAGAAAACTTAAATTTAAATGATAAATGGAAAGAGCACACTTTAAAAAATTATGAAGATGTTCATAAGACTAGATTAGAAAATTTAGATAATGAATATAAAAGATTTGAAAAAAATATAAATGCACAAACTAAACTACTTGATGAAAAGTTAAAGAAATTCGACTCTGAAAAAGCTGATACTGATGATTCTAAGAAAGAAAAAGAATTAAAAAGAATATTAGCTATGAACTATAGCAAGAAGAAAAAAGCTGAAGCACAGAAGGAATTAAATGCATTAATTAAATCTAGAGAAGAACGACATTATAAAGAAGCTATAGAGCAGCAGAAAGAAGCACTTAAAGAACAATTAGATAATAAGAAAGAAAGTGTAGAGGAAAGTAAAAAAGCATTAGATAAACAATTACAGCAAGATAAAGAAACTGTAGAAAAAATCTATAATGCAAATAAAGAAATGCATGATAAGCAATTAGATTACACTAAAAAATATTACGCAGAGCAAAAGAAAGAAGCTAATTTAAATGCTAGAGTACAGAAAATGATTATAGAAAATAATCAAGAAGAAATTATTAGCCTATTAAAAAGTACAGGTAAGGAGTACGAGATAACTGGAGCTACACTTGCAGATAGATTTACAAATGCATTTATAGATAAGCTTAGTGTTGTTAAAGACGCTATAGCAGATATTACATCACAATTAAATAGTCTAGATACAAATGTAAGTACAAGCAATATTCCAAGGTTGGGTGCATTAGGAGGATATTCCACATCTAATATTAATACTAATACTAATGTAAAGAACGAGTATGGCAGTATTCTACATGCAGATAAGATTGTTCTTAATGGGCATAAAGATACACAATCATTTGCAGAAGAATTAGAGTTCTACAGACAACAAGCAGCTAAGGCTAAGGGGGGTAGATAAAATGTTTAATTTTAATTTTAGAGATAAAAACTCATATACAGACTTCGGGATCATTATAGAAAAAAAGCCTTTTATACCTATGCCACAACGTAGAGTGCAATATGAAACTATACCAGGTCGCAGTGGTTCGCTAGCGATTGATGATGAAACTTATGATGATATAACTTTCCCGATTGAGTGTAACTTCATAAGTAATGAAATAGGAAATAAAGTCACACAAATAAAGCATTGGTTTATGGGTGGAAAGAGTAAACTAGTACTTTCTGATGATCCAGATAGATTTTATATTGCACAAGTAGTAAATAAATTTGATATAGCACAAAGCATAAGAATACTGGGTACATTCCCAGTTATTTTTAATTGTAAGCCTTTTATGTATTATTTTTCTGGACTAGAGCCTATTGAAATTACTAGTCCTACAACTATTTATAGTCCAGAATTTATAGTTCCTAGTGAACCTAAAATAGTTATTTGTGGACAAGGAGATATTACTGTAAATATAAATAATAACTCTATAAAACTAAAAGATGTACAAGACTATATAACTTTAGATTCTACTATACAAGAGTGCTATAAGAATAATTCTAATTGCAATAACAAAATGTGTGGAGAGTTTCCATTACTAGTAGAAGAAAATAAAATAAGCTGGAATGGTGATGTACAAAAGATAGAAATTATACCGAATTGGAGGTGTTTATAATAGATAAGATATTTAATTTAAAGATAGATACTAAGAATAAAAGTATAACTACAGTTACAGGGTTAAAGCAGTTTGATAATAATTCTATATTAAACATTACTTTACTACAAAATAGTTTAGCATTAGATTTATCTAACTGTACTGTAAGAATTAACTTCCTAAGAGAAGATACTAGGGTACTACTTTATATGGCAGATGTAGTTAGTGCTAGAGAAGGAAAAGTAAGTATCAAATTAAGTCCAGAAGTATTAGAAAAATATGGACTTATTAAGGCAGATATAAGTGTATTCGATAGTAATTTACTAAAGATAACTAGCACTACTTTTAATATGAAAGTAGATAAAACTATATATAATGATACTTATTTTACAGATAAAGATTTAGATTTAATGCAACAAGAATATGTTAGAGAAAAAGAAAGACAGAAAGCTGAAAGTGCTAGATCTGAAAATGAACTAGAGAGAATAACAAAAGAAGGGCAAAGAAACTCTAATGAGAATACTAGAAATTCTAATGAAGAAGCTAGAAAGAAAGCAGAAACTGCTAGAGTAGCAGAGTGGAACAATGTAAAGAAAGATGCTACAAATATAAAAAATACTTTAGATACTACAATAGATACTGCTAATACTGCTAATAGTAATTTACAAAATACAATTACTGCTGGAGATAAATTAAAACAAGAATTAAACATTAATAACTATGTTACTAATACTAAGTATAGTGAATTTGAAAAGAAAACTAATTCGCAATATGAAGATACTACGAAAAAACTTAAAAATTTTGGTGGCAGAAACTATTTAATAAATTCTAATTTTAGACGTAAAGAAACGGGGTGGATTACATACAAGAATGGTGAAGGTTGTACTATAAAATTTAACGATGGTAATGTTGTAATCAATAATGTATCAAGAAATTTTTGTGGTATTTATCAGGCTGTTAAAGATATTTGTATCCAAAAATCTAAAAAATATGTTTTAAGTTTCTATGCAAAAGCAGATAAAGACTTAAATATCCTATGCGGATGGACTTCGCATGGTGTAAATTGTAGAGTTAGAGAAAGTAATGATTATATTAGGTACAGTATAGCGATAGGAAGCCCACAAAATAATAATGCAGATACTATTATTGTGTATAATGCTACACAAGGAAGTAACGTTGAAATTACAAAAATTCAAGTGGAGTGTGGAGATGTAGTATCTGACTGGAATTTAGCACCCGAGGAGGTTATTGCTAATTCAAAACGATTAGATGCTATAGAGAAAATTTTAATAAATAAAGGGTATATGACAGTAACACAAAATTTATAATATAAGGTAGGTAGATAATATGGCTTTAGATATAAATATAACTGAAATAATAATAAATCAATTGCGTTATGGAACTATGGATAAAGAGGAAATACGAAAGAAAGTAGATGTAATGTACTTTTGTAATGCATTTTCAGAAGAAGATTATAAAAGAATTATTGCAGTATACGAGGAAGTAACTAAAAAGGCAGATAAAATAGAAGATGTAGAACATAGTGCGTAATAGGTAGCTAATGCGAAATAAGTAAATATTAAGGCAATAGATTAGGACTTTTATAAGTCTTTTTTTATTGCCTTTTTTTAAATAGGTAGGTGAGAAAAATAATTAATATTTATGATAGCAAAGAAACAGATTTTAACCATAATGGACTTGCAGTTCTGGATAAGTGCATAAGAGCAGAAGTCCAGGAGGAACTAAACGGTCTCTACGAATTAGAATTAGAATATCCGATTTATAATAAGAAATGGGAATATCTAATTGAGGATAATATTATAAAAGCTCCAACACCTTTTGGACCACAACTTTTTAGAATTTATCATAAAGCTAAAAATCTTACATCTATAAAAGTTAATGCTAGACATATATTTTACGATCTATTAGATAATCTAGTAGAAGAAATAAATATACGAGGACTATCCGGCAAAGATGCTTTAAAACTAACTATGGATACTCTAGCTTATAAAACTAACTTTAAATACTTTTCCAATATATCCTGGAGGAACAACATTTATTTAGATGATGAAACAGGAGATATTGAAAATAAGAATCCAGTAGAAGTTTTATTTTTACTTATATTTATTTATGGTGGAGAATTAAGGAGAGATAATTTTAATTTCTTATTATTGGAGAGCGTAGGAGAGGATAATGGCGTTGTAATAAGTTACGGTAAAAACATTAAAGGGATTGAGGAGGACTTAAACAGAGATTCTGTAATTACTAGAATAAAGCCAATTGGAACCGATGGGCTAACACTGGATGAAAAATATATAGATAGTCCCTACATTGCCAATTATCATCACCCCAAAATCAAATGTATGGAATTTAGCGAATGTAATGATTATGAAAGTTTAAGGAAAGCAGCAACGGACTATTATAAGAAAACTAAATGTGATCTTCCTGTTCTAAACTACAAAGTTGATTTTATAGAACTTAGCAAAACAGAAGAATATAAAAATTTTAAAGTTTTAGAAACCTTGAATCTAGGAGATATAGTAACTGTAAAGCATAAAATTCTTAAAATAGATGTAAAGCAGAAAGTAATAAAATACAAATATGATTGTTTAAGAAATAGGTATACTGGAATAGAACTAGGAAGTTTTAAAGAAAACCTCAACAAGGTTTTTGAAGAAACGGATGATAATTTAGATAAGCTAGATTTAGATATTAAAGATACTAATAAAAGATTAAGAGAAAATGAAAAGAGATTTAGAAGTTCTATCGAAAAAACAGATAGTAGAATAACTCTTGCCGTTGAGGAAATAGGAAAAACTAATACTAAGATAGAAGAAACTGCAAACTCTATTACATTAGAAGTAAATAACAAAATAGATAAGTGCAATAGTAAAATCGAACAAAACGCTGATAATATTGCATTAGTAGTTTATGGAGGAGAAATTAATGGCAATGCTTTGGTTAGTGCTATAAATATGAGTGATAAAAAAATAGGAATGAGGGCATTAAATATTGATTTAGATGGCTACGTAACTTTTAGAAATTTAGAAAGAGGAGAAACCAGAATTGATGGAAGTTGTATAAAGACTGGAACGATAGACGCAGATGAAATAGGTTCGAGAATATCAAGAGTATCAGATTATGTAATAATTGATGGTGGAAGAACCAATTCTGTAAATGGTATCGGCACAAAGCAACGTGGCGATGGTAAAGGATACTTACAATTAATATCTAGTACAGGAATTATATTAGACGCCCATAATGTAGTCGATGAAGATATGAATGCTTTTGTAACAGAGGATTGGGTTAGACAATATGTTAGAGAACAATTAGAAAATTGGAGGTAAGCGTACAGTTTAAATATTGTACGTTATTTTTATATAAAAAATAAGAAAAGAGGTAATCATTATGCAAGAAGCAGTAACACTAATACAAACAGTAGGATTTCCTATAGCATGTTGTTTGGCTTTAGGTTGGTATCTTACAAGACAAGCAGAACAAACTAGACAAGACAATAAGGAAGATAAAGAAAGACTATATACAAACTTAGAAAAGTTAAATCAATCAAATACGGAAGTTGTAACAACTAACAGAATGCTAGTTGAACATATGCAAGGAGATATTAAAAACATACAAAATAATGTAGACAAGATAGCAAATAAGATGGAGCAGCAGTAATTGTTGCTCTTTTATTTTATAAAAAAATAAAGAAAGGAGTTTTACATGTCTAAGCAAACAGAATTTATTGAAAAAATCAAAGATGCAGCAATAGAAGTGCAATCTCAATATAGTATTTTTGCTTCAATATCAATTGCACAGGCTATCCTGGAGTCGGGTTGGGGAGAAAGTGAATTAGCTAAAAATTATAATAATTTGTTTGGCATCAAGGCATTAAGAGATTGGACAGGAGAAACTGTTGTTTTAGATACTAGAGAATGGACACAAGATGGAATAGTTACTGTAAATCAACCATTTAGAGTTTATAAAAGTTGGAGAGAAAGTATACTGGACCATGCATTATTTTTAAAAAAGGAATGGTATATAGAAGCTGGAGTTTTTAAAGCTACTAATCCTACAATGCAGATACAAGCAATTTTTGATGGGGGATATTGTACAGATCCTAAGTATTCAATCAAGATTTTAAAATTAATAAATGATTATAATTTAGAAAAATATGATGAAATTAAAGATAATAAAAGTAAGAAAGGAAGTAGTAATATGAAAATAGCAGTTCGTGGAGGTCACAATTTTCAAGCAACAGGAGCAAGTGGAATAATTTCAGAAACAGTAGAAGATAGAAAAGTTAAAGATGCTGTAATTAAGTATTTAAAACAGAGAGGAATACAAGTATTAGATGTTACTCCAGGGAAAATGTCTAAAGAAAAAGATTTAGCATATGGCATTAACAAAGCTAAAGAATGGGGAGCAGATATGTTTTTTTCTATTCATTTTAATAATGCTTATAGTAAATATTCTGGAGCAATAGGAACAGAAGTTATACTTAAATATGGAAGTCCTATGTTAACTACTGCTAAAAGAGTCAATTCTAAGTTGGTTAATTTAGGATTTAAAAGACATGGAAATGGAATAGTTTATAATGAACATCTATACGAATTAAATCATTTTAATTCAGCTATGATAATAGAAGTATGTTTTGTAGAATCTACTAAAGATGTTGCAACTTATAAAGGCATAGGTGTAGATGCTATAGGTAAGTCTATAGTTGAAGGCATATTTGATATAAAAATAAATAGTTCTTATACTTCAAATAATAGTAATAATCAAAAATATAATCCTGGTAGTTTAGACGGCCGCATGGCAATATGCACGGGGAATGGAGTTCGAGTAAGAAGCTCTATGGATACTTCAAATACCAGTAACGTAATTGGAAAATTAAATAAAGGAGATAAAATAAAGATATTCAAACGTGTTGGGAATTGGTATCACACATACTACGGCCAACATGGTGGATATGTTTCAGCTAAATATTTAAATTTAATATAATAATATAAATTAAAGGGATGCTATTTTATATAGTGTCCCTTGTTTTTTATATTTGCAAAAATTGATTGAATAAATTTCCAAAAGACTATTGACTTATTATACTACACGTAGTATAATATAATTGTAGAGAGGAGGGATATGAAAGTGGATGATTTAATTGAAAAACTAAAAAAGCTTGATAAACTGCTCGCAACAGTTATCAAGCTACTGATTAAAATTACTATAGTAGTAAAATTAATCAAACACATATTTCAAGGATAGGGGATAATCCCCTTCCTTAATTAAAATATTATAATAACATCCACTTTTAGTCAAATGGAAAAATATAAAAAATTAGCTTTTCTAATATTTAAAATCGCATTTGAAATATGCATTATTTTATGTTTACTATTTATAATTTATAAAACTTTTTTTTAAAAGGAGTTTATTATGGAAAAGAAAAAGCAAACTATTGCAAATCAAAAATGGGAAAGCAAAAATAAAGAATATGCTTCATATTTAAAAAGTAGATCTAGTGCTAGAAGCTTTATAAGAAATAAAGCAACATTCGATGATTTACAAGAATTGAAACAACTAATAAAAGAAAGAGAAGAAAAATTATAATTAGAATCCTCGGAACATTTCCGAGGATTCTTTTCTTTATTTGAAAATATATGTAATATATTATAATATATACATATATTACATATATTTTAAGGGGGATGAATATGGAGAATCAAAAAAACAAAAAACCTTTTTATAAAAAATGGTGGTTTTGGGTAATAGCAATTATAGTTATAGTATTTGTTTGGGCAGGCAGTGGTAGCTCCAACAATTCTACTAGCACAAATTCAACAACTAAGGAAGTAAAGCAAGAACCAGCAAAAACAATTAAAATTGGAGAAGAAGCTAAGGCTGGTAATATAGGTGTTAAAGTATTAGAAGCTAAGGAAAAAGAATCAATTTCTAACGAAGCTGGTAAATCACACGCAACTGGTAAATTTATAATTATAAAACTGGAATTAAAAAATAACGGAAACGAAGCTACTGAGTATACTCCTAGCGAATTTAAATTGTTAAATGGTACTAAAAAATATGATGTTGATGATAATAGTTTTGAAGCATTGGGATATTTGAATAGTCAAGAAACTATTTATAAAGAAAACAAAAAATTTATAGGATCATATGATAAATATAATTCTGGTCTTGTAAAGAATACTTATTTAGTTTTTGATGTACCTAAAGATTCAAAATTAGAAAATCTAAAGTTAACTGTAGAAGGTGCTAAGAATACAGAGATGAATTTGAAATAA